AGGAACCTCTAAAAGATTTAGGTCCTGAAGAAAAGTATGCAACTAAAGCTGAAATCGAAGACATCAAGAAAGCGATTGAAGAATTAACTAAAGCATTTGCTTCATTGACTAAAGAAAAAGGCGATGAAACAGAAATGGGTAGCGAAGAGAAGATGGTAACTGTACCTGAAACTAAAGTACCTGGTAAAGAAGTTAAAATGTCTTCTGCACGTAAATTAACTGGTGCTCCTGAAGCTGCTAAACCTTCTTACAACGAATTTTATAACAACAAATCAGAATTTGAAACTACTCAACAACGCGTATTCCGCAAGATGAGTCAGTTTTAATTAATTAACTAAAATAAATTTTTAAAAACTTATTAACATGAATAAGAACGTATTTTTACAACAGCCTACGTTAACCAACAACACCTATAGTGGGGAGTTTGCCGGTAAATACATAGCTGCTGCGCTTTTCAGCTCACCAACAATCGACAAAGAGTTGATTACTGTACTTCCTAACGTACGTTACAAAGAAGTTATTCAGAAGTTTGACTTCACTAACTTAATTGGTAACGCTGCTTGTGATTTCGGTAATGCTACTCCTGCCTCTATGTCAATCGACGAGAGAGTATTAACAACTGAAGAATTTCAAGTTAACTTACAATTGTGTAAAAAACAATTACGTCAAACTTGGGAAGCAACTATGATGCAACCTTCAGTATTAAATGACACTTTGCCTACTTCATTCTCTGATTTCGTAATCGGATATGTAGCTCAGCAAGTTGCTCAACAAAATGAAATCAACATCTGGAGAGGTGCTAATGCATCTGTAGGCCAGTTTGATGGTTTAACAACTTTACTTTGTGCTGCTTCAGGTTCTGCAAATGGCCCATTGATTGTTTCTCAATCAAATGTTACTTCTGCTTCAGTACTTACTGAATTACAGAAAGTAGTAGACGCTATTCCTTCAGCTGTATATGGTAAAGAAGATTTAAACATTTATGTACCTGCTAACGTAGTTAAAGCTTATGCTTTCGCATTAGGTACTGCTAACTACCAATTCGGCGCATATGTTGGGGGAAAGCCTTTAGATTACCTTGGAATTCCTCTTCAATATTGCCCTGGTTTAGCTTCAAACAACATGGTAGCTGCTCAAAAGTCTAACTTATTCTTCGGTACAGCGTTAAAAGCTGACTTCAACGAAGTAAGAGTGTTAGATATGAGTGATTTAGATGGTTCTCAAAACGTACGCTTTGTAATGCGTTATGCAGCTGGTGTACAATATGGTATCGGTTCAGACATCGTACTTTACAAGAACTGCTAATTAGCTTAAAATAATGGATGGTTGGTGGTTACCCTCCTAAAAACAAAACCTCATTTTTTTAAAAAAACAAATTAAATTATTAATTATGCCTTGCGATATTACTTTAGGTCGTAACGAACCTTGTAAAGACTCAGTAGGTGGTTTGCTTGCAGTTTTCTTTCAGAACTATGATGCATCAGCAACTGGTTCTTTAAATGCAACTGATCAAGTTACAGCTTGGAAAAGCGGTTCTAGTGTTTACAAGTACGAGTTAAAAGGTAACTCAACTTATACTGAAACTATCGTAACCTCAAGAGATAATGGTACTACTGCCTTCCAACAAGTATTAGTATTGAACCTTAAATCATTAGATGCAACTACAACTAAACAGTTGAAGTTGTTAGCTTATGGTCGTCCACAAATCTTTGTTCAAACAAACAAAGGTGATACCCTATTAGTAGGTCGTATCAATGGTGCTGATGTAACTGAAGGAACAATTGCTGAAACTGGTGCTTCATTAGGTGATAAGTACGGATATAGCTTGACGTTTACTGGTTTAGAACAATTACCTGCTAACTTCGTATCAGGTTCAACTGTAGCAAATGCATTTGGTACAATTACCAATGCTCCTACAATTGTGTATGGTACTAACTAATCACAATTAGGAGATTATATATATCCCTTACAGTGTGTTTACTGAGATTTAGGTCATCCTTTTGGATGGCCTATTTCTTTGTAGACTAAAGCAACAGGTTTTGGTTATATCATTATGATAGTAATTCAGCCAATAACATCATCACAGTCATTTGCTATTAGAGTAAGGGAGACATCTTCAGTGTCACCTATATCTTATAAAATAGTATTAGTGAATGAAGATACAAATGTTAGTTCATCAATTATTCCTACTGCATCATTCAATAGCAATGATTTTTTGACTGTTACTGCTTCGTTTAATTTAACAAACGATGCTTTTTACTATATGCAGTTATTCCAGATGTCTGGTTCAACTGAAATTCAAGAATTATATTCAGGTGAAATGTTATACTCAAATGCTTCAGCATATACAGCATCTACTCCTGACTATACTGTTTATACAGGCTCAAACAATGACTATATAATTTACTAAGTTTATGATACAATCTGAAAAAAATGTCTTATCAGTAGTAAACCTTGCAAACTACATTCAACCAAAAGTAAGTGAAGAAAGCAACAATGGTAAAAGAACACCTTGGGTAGAATACGGCATTTACACAACTGATGATTTTTTTGGTGTAATAACTGAAAAATATGAAACATCAACTACAAATGCTGCTTGCATAGATGCAACTTCAAATTTGATATTTGGTAAAGGTTTAAAATCAAAAGATGAAAATGTAGACAAAATGATCTACAATATGTTGTCTGATAAAGACCTTAACAGAGTTATTTTTGACTTAAAATTATATGGCAACGCTGCATTTCAGCTTATTTATGCTGATGATGGTTCTGAAATTGTAGAAATAGTACACGTACCAGTTCAAACATTACGTTCAGGAAAAGTAGATATGAGAGGTGAGATTGAGTGTTATTACTACTCACCAGATTGGGCTGCTAAAAAAGTAGTATATGAAAAATTTTATGCGTATACAAAATCGCCTACAACTCCTACTTCTGAGATTTATTATATCAAGCCCTATAAACCAGGAAAATTTTACTACGGCTTACCTGATTGGTATGCATCTTTACAATACTGCTCTGTAGAAAGTGAATTATCAAATCTACACATCAACAACATATTAAATGGTTTCATGCCACTTACTATGATCAACTTCAACAATGGTATTCCACCAGTTGAAGAAAGAGAGCAATTAGAAGCAGCATTAAAACAAAAATTTGTTGGTTCATCAAACGCAGGTAAGTTTGTAATGAACTTTAATGACAATAAAGAAAATGCTACTACAATTGATGCTTTACAAGTAGAAAATTTACACGACAAATATCAGTTTTTGTCTGAAGAAGCAGCTCGTAGAATAATGGTAGCACATAGAATTACTACTCCATTGTTATTTGGTTTACGTGAGCGTGGTCAGGGCTTTAGCTCAAATGCTGAAGAAATGAAGGTTGGTTTTGAGATATTCCAATCAATGGTAGTTACTCCATTTCAACAACAAATAATTGATGCAATTGAAGATATCTTCTATTACAATGGTGTAACTGAAGCTCAATTGTATTTCGATCCATTATTACCTCTTGGTTTCATTACTGATATGCAAGAACAAATTGGTGATAATGCAGTAAATAGAAACATTATTGAATCACAAGAAGGTGAGCAACAAGATGAGTCAGCAAGACAACCAAGTGGTTTACCTGATTTAGATGATAATGATGATAATCCAGTAGGTGATGACAACCAAGGAAGAGTAATTGATGGTTATACATCGCCAACTGATTATGGTAATAGACCATTTGCTATGACTGCAGAAACAAAATTAGAATACGGTATAAAATAAAAATAGAAATGTTAAACATTATATTCATAAAGAGAGATGACGTCATTAAACGTACACCATATGGCGGAAACATCGATCCAGATAAATTAATTCCATTTATGAAAACAGCTCAAGACAAGTATATTCTACCTATCTTGGGTACTGTATTATTTCAGAAATTAGAGGCAATAATTGTAGCAGGTACTACTGGTGATGTAGCTAATGCTGCGTATAAAACATTATTAGATGACTATATAACTGATTGTTTAGTTTACTATACAGTTGTAGAATCATTACCTTTCCTTTCTTATAACATTTCTAATACAGGTGTACAACGCCACTTAAGTGAACAATCAGTATTGCCTTCTAAAAATGAAATAGATTATTTAGTAGAAAAAGCATTACAATCAGCTCAATTCTATCAGGAGAGATTATTACAATATCTTTTATCATATCCTAATTTATACCCTGAGTATTATCAGTCAAATGGTAAAATTGATAACGTTTATCCTGATCAAGGTTGGTCTTACACAATGGGTATTCACGTATAATGGCTAAAAAGAAA